CACCATTTAAACGCTTGTCTTTCCCATAAAGATCTATATTGTACTTTACTTGCATCGCCTGCATACTTTGATTTGTTTTTTATTGTGTATTTGCCTTTGTAACTCATATAAATAAACCTATAATAATTAATTTTATACAGGTATTTATATGGCTTCAATATTAACTTTCCCAAGAACTCTTCGCAGTGCAGCGGATGATAAAATGCCACATATTGGATTTTCTCTTACTGGTAAAAATAAACCAGATGCTACAGAAATAGATAGAGTACATTTATTCATTCCATCTGGATTTTCAGTAAAAGACGGTGCGTCATTTCAAGGTTTAGAGCTTGGTACTATTAATGCTATGAAACAAGTTGCTGATACCGTAAAGAAAGGCGAAAGTGTTGATTCTTCAGATATATTTTCAGGTACAGATGCTACTGTAATGGGAATGAAAGCTATTGAAGGTCTTACAGGTGGAGCAGGTGGTGCATCAGCAAAAGCTGCTATGGATCAAGGCGTTGCTTTTAACCCACAAACAGCATTGGCATTTGATGGTGTTGAATTAAGAACATTTTCCTTTGCGTTTAAGTTAGTACCAGAATCAAAAGAAGAAGCAGAAGACGCAAGACGAATAGAAAACTTTTTTAGAAAATACTTATATCCAGAAGCTGCAGGAGCTTTTTCACTTAAGTATCCTCCTAAATTTAAAATACAATTCTTTGTTGGTGAAGAAGAAAACACATATATGCCAATGATACACGATTGCTATTTATCTGGGGTTCAGGCAAACTTTAATCCAGACGGTAATTCATTCTATATAGATGGACAACCAACTGCCATTGAATTATCATTAGAATTCTCAGAAGCGAAACAACTTACAAGAAATGATTTATATATTAAGAGCACAGGAGGTAGTGATCCTGAATATGATTACACAAGACCAGGATCATTCCCAAATGAATCTTCAGCTGGTAAATCCGGAGGTCAAGGATAATGGCATTCTTTAAACAATTTCCTAAAGTACAATATGACTTCGAAAGAAATGGCATAGTACAAAACGTGGTTAACATTTACAGAAGTGTTAGACCTTTACAAAATTTTATTGATGACTCTACTGCATATACTTTTTATGAAATTAAAAATGGCGAAAGGCCTGATATAGTTTCACAAAGGTTATATGATAACCCAAATTATTATTGGACGTTCTTTATTGTAAATGATATACTACATGATGGTATGCGTGCATGGCCAATGAGCCAAGAAGATCTATTTGATTACTTAGAAGTTGAATATGAAGGTTATGTTATTAATACTAACCCGAGTATTGTTCGAAACACTGATGGTATTATAACTAGGTTTACAGATAGTTTAGCTGGTTCAGTTCCAAATGTTTCAAATGGAGCATTTAATATGGGTGAAACTGTTACAGGTTCTATATCCGGATTCAGTGGTCAACTAACTAAAAAGAATGTAGATTTAAATCAATTGGTAATACAAAACGTAAATTCAAAAGCACCACTTGGTGATCCAGAAGCTATAAGCGGTGGTACTGAATTGTTAATTGGTCAAACCTCAGGTGATTCTGTTGGTACTTATCAAGCATACAAATATTCAGAAGCACCACATCATTATTATATAACTGGTGATAAAGAAAAAAGACAAGTGACAAATGCACAATTCATACAAGGTGGAGAACCTTCCTCCAATTTAAGTTTCCAAACAAATAGATCTTATGTGAATGAATTAAACGAGGAAAGGTCCAGAATAAGGGTGGTTGATCCAGCCTATATAGATCGATTTGCAGATGAGTTTGAGAAAATATTAAATGTCTAGTGTAAGCAGTAGATCTGTCGAAGGCGTTGATGGAAATATAACCCCTGATTCTTATATATTGGAATCAGTTAAGTTCTTTCCTAACTCTGGTAAAAAAGAAATTGATATTAAATCTTTCGTACAACAACTAGAATTCTATGAAGATATTAATACGCCTTTTATTGAAGGTATCATTTATATACAAGATGCTGCTAACTTCCTAGAAGAACAAAAAGTAAATGGTAATGAAAGATTAGAGGTTAAAGTAAAAAGAACTCCTCTCGATGGTACACAAGAAAAAGTTTCTAAATTCGAATTAACGTTATATATTGCAGAAGTATTTAACTTTGTTCGAGAAGCACCAGGTAAACAATTCTATAAATTTAGAGTCGTATCAGAACAGTTATATAATAACCAAGGTAAAACATTACAAAGATCTTTTCAAGGATCTATAGGTAAATTAGTAAAAGACATTTGTAAGAAAGATCTTAAGATAAATGCTAAACTAAACCTAGACACTAAAGATATTATTAAAGGGGTTTATCCAACGCTAAGACCTATTCAAGCTATTAATTGGTTATTAAAAAATGCATACGATAACGGTACACCTTATTATTTCTATGAAACATTAAAAGATGGATTACATTTTAATTCATTAGAGAATTTATACGAGCAAGAACAATATGAGGAATATGAATTCCTTCCTTATTTTAAACATGACATCGGGACAAGTGGTTCTTATAACGAAATAAGAAAAAGAATAATAGCTTTTGGTAGTGATTTAGGTATGGGTAAGTTAAATGATGTCGGTTCGGGTGCGTACGCGAGCACGCTCCATACGGTCGACCTCGCGAAGAAATCATATAAGAAAACATTTTATAACTACGATTCAGCTAACCCAAAAAAATTAAACAAAAATAAACCATTTAGCGATAACACTAAAATCTTAGATAGAAACTTAGTTGATCTAAAAGAAGGAAAGAACTATTTTATTTCTTTAAATAGTGAAGCATTTCCTTTACACAAGAATTACCACGGTCCAGCTTATACCACAATATTAAAATCAGAATCACATTTACAAACATTAGGATTTAATACCCACACTATAGCTTTACCAGGGGATTTTGGTTTATGTGTTGGATCTAAAATAGGTATTGTAACAATCAAGCCGACAACAATAGAAGATGCAGATCAAGCCCCAGTTATGTTAGATAAATACACAGGTGGAAATTACTTAGTCACAAGAATAGTACATAAGTTTGATGATTTCTATACACAAAAATTAACTATACAAAGAGATTCAAGTGGGGTAAGTGTAGATGCGTAATGATATGTTTGTAGATGGAACCTTTACTTGGTTCATGGGTGTTATAGAAAATGTAATAGATCCTAAAAAAAGAAATAGAGTAAAGGTAAGATGCTTTGGTTATCACACCGACGATAAGGCATTATTAGCAACTTCTGATTTACCGTGGGCAACAGTTATGATGCCAAACACTTCTCCAAGTGTAGATGGTATAGGAATGAATCACCAGCTATTAACAGGAAGTTGGGTGATTGGATTCTTTAGAGATGGACCAAGTGCACAAGACCCTATTGTAATGGGTAGTTTAGCTTCATTCACAGAAGAAGCACCAGATCAATCTAGGGGCTTTACAGGCAACTACGGTAATACCGCAGGCAAAGAAGATCTGCCTACAGAGGTTGATCTGTTTAATGAAAATCAAGTTATTAAAACCATGGGTGGGCATTTAATTGAATTAGATAATACCTTAGGTCTAGAAAGAATTAATGTTAAGCATTTTTCTGGAACAACTATATTAATTGATCCAGCCGGTGGAATACAAATCGATGCGGTAAATGATGTAGTTAATATAGATGGTAACGTAACTGTTACGGGTTATATACATGCTTCAGGAGATATTTCAACTGCTGCAGGCAATGATATCACTCTCGCATCTCATACGCACACGGAAGTACCTGGAACTGGTGGACAAGCTTCACCTAACCCTGCAACACAAGAAACAACTGCTGGTAATGGCGACGCGGGTCCTGTTGTACCTGAAGAAGAATCCGAATCCACCTGATAAAAGAGTATAAATAGATACATGGCAAATGAAACATCACCTTTAATACAATCCGACGCTAGTGTTAGTAAATCTATCTCTAAGTCAAAAATTGTTGCAAGAAGAAAAGGATATAGGGATTTAGACCTAGCATTAAAGATACATCCAATTAGAAAAGATTTAAATATATTAAAGGATGATAATGCTATTAAGAATGCAGTAAGAAATTTATTAATAAGTAATGCATTCGAGCGTCCGTTTCAACCACAACTTGGTGCTAATCTAAGAGGTTTATTATTTGAACCAGCAGATGCTATAACCAAGATAGCTATAAAAGAAAATGTAAGTAATGTGATTAAAGATTATGAACCGAGAGTTAAATTACTTTCAGTTGCTATAAACGATTTATCTGATCAGAATGCTTATAGATTAACAGTTAAATTTTTAATAAAAGAATATGACACAAACGAATCTGTGGAAATATTACTACGAAGGTTAAGATAAAATGGCAAGTAATTTAAAAGTCACCGAACTAGATTTTGATCAGATCAAAACTAATCTAAAAAACTTCCTAAAAACACAATCAGAGTTTACTGATTATGATTTTGATGGATCAGGCATGAGTGTATTACTAGATGTTCTAGCATATAATACACATTACAATGCAATGAATGCTCACTTCTCTTTGAATGAAGCATTCTTAGATTCCGCACAAATAAGAGGAAACGTTGTAACAAGAGCAAAACTATTAGGTTATGTTCCTCGTTCTATTCTATCACCAAGAGCTACTGTTACTTTTGTAGTTAATGTAAATGGGGTAGATGGAACTATCCCAACTACGCTTACGTTAAAAAGAGGAACTAAATTAAATACCTTAGTAGATGGTGAAGAGTTTCAGTACGTTGTATTAGACAATCACACAGCAACTATATCGGATAACATA